CGGAACCATCATTTTCCCAGTGTGGCTAGCTCTATGGCGAAACTATCAAAAGTGGAGCCATCAAGCGCCTAATGCCTACACATGGCAAGAATGGCGAGATTACTATTATCGCCAACCAATGAACGTTCGGACTTATTTGCCTACACAATCAACTTTCATCACTCCAATTGAATCAAAAGAAGTCGACATTCCTTCCAATTTTTTACCAGCTCAAACAGGATATGTAGCTACCACTCCAAATCCAAATCCATTGCTCACTTGGAAGACCAGTGTGACCCCTTTGGTTCCAGAAATGGACACCATGTCTGGACAATACGCTCTTTTCACGACCCAAGTTCCGTTTTACAGACCAGATAGGTCTGTTGAAACTATTCTCACAACAGCACATTGCAGAACATTAGCCGACACTCCAAGCGATCCTTTCATACCACAAACAGCATGGGACAAAGCTCCCATCTTAGTGTACCAAGAATTACCCATGCAGTGGGAAGAATTGGTAGGTCCATGGTTGGAACATCACAGAGACGTCATGAGCAAGTACTTGAAATATCAAAGGTGTGTGGAACGGTTCAAGCGCGAAGGTCCTCAGTTCATTGAAATGAATTATACCATCAAGATGGAAGTCAAGAAAAACGAAGTGCTATTTAGAAACACGAACGGCATGATGGAACTCAAACCACGACCCTTGTCCAATATACCAGAAGAAGTACAAGTCATGATAGGTCCTTTCATATACGAAGCCTCCAAAAGATTAAAACTCCAATGGAAGATGCACAATGCCACCAAAGTGTACAAAGGATGGGACATTGATGTAGTTTATGGAGGTGCCTTGACCGATTTGGGCTTGTCAGAATGGGCTAATGCGGTCTTGGTACCGAAAAAGAAAACAATGCATATTTTGGTAGGAGGAGATGATTCATATTTAGTCATTTGGGACGAATTAGGAAGAAGCTGGATTATTGAAGGCGACTTCCGTATGTTCGATCAATCTCAAAGCTACGGTCCATTGCAATTCGAGTCAAGAGTCATGGCACGCTTAGGCGTTCCTACTGACGCCTTGGCTTGGCTCATGTCCATGCATATAAATCGACTCATTTTCTACACCAAAGACGTGGCTCAAAAGATCAAAATTGACCGGAAAGAATGCCCCTCCAGAGCCACTGGCGGTCCAGACACTAGTGACGGCAATAGCATGAATAATGCCACTTCATGGGTGATTGCCATTGAAGCTGTA